TCATGAAATCCCGATATTGAGGATGTTTCCGAAAGTCTTCTGGACTTTTTGCGAAGCATCCTCTTTCATTTTTTCAGTAACGTGTGTGTAAATTCTCATTGTAGTTTTCATATCATCATGACCAACTCTTTTCATGATCGTTGTAATGTCTACCCGAGCTTCGGTCAACATGCTGATATGTGTATGTCTGAAAATATGAGGTGTTGCATGCTTCTTAATAGATGTTTTCTCAAGTAACCTTTCCATACGCACAATGATATTTTTAGGTAAGAATGGATATCCATTTTCTCTCGCAAAAACAAAATTTCCATCATGGTATTCCTCTGGCTTTATGCGTGACTGAAGCCTTCTTTTTTTCTGTCGCATTTGATATTCCTTTAGCATGTCCATGATCTGATCTTCTACTTCGATTGTACGGACTGAGCCGGCTGTTTTTGGTGGGACCAATTCATACTCTTTCATGTTGTTATTTTCTGAGTATATGGTTTTGGTTATGCGGATTTCATTGGTTTCAAAATTGATGTCGGTCCATTTCAGGGCACATAATTCACCTGAACGCATTCCGGAAAAAGCGAGTAAATAAAATCTTTCAAGATCCATATCTAATCCAAATTCCTTCACAGTCAAAAGGAATTCTTCGAGTTCCTCTTTTTCAAAATACTTTTCTTCAATCGGGTTATTTTCGATATCTTCTACAGTTAAACGTTTTTTCGGAACGACTGCACCTTCAGTTGGGCTATGTTTCAATAGCTTTTGTTGTATGGCATATTTAAAAATCAGCCCTGCTGTAGTATGGACCCCACTTATTGTATTTCGAGCATAGCCTTGTTCCGTAAGATCATTTAATATTTTTTGGTACTTTCTTGTTGTGATCTTTGCAATATTCGTTTTGGCAATATATCGGTTGAGAATTTTAATTTCTTTTGTTCTAATCCTAATGGTGCCTTTCTTGTTGCCAGTAGTTAGTGCATAATCACGAATCCAATCAGCAGCCAGCTTTTCGAATGTCATCTTTTTCACGACAGACTCATCTATGCCATCTTCTACAAGAGCGGCAATAGCATCAAGGACCCTTTTTTCAGCCTCTTTTTTGGTCTTTCCTCTTCTTGCTATTTGTTTGCGTTTTCCGGTGACCGGATCTCTTGGACCGTCACCGACAGCGAGCCACTTCTTTCCCTTTACTAATTCCTCAAAGTACAATTTACTCACCTCATTTTTATTGAATAGTTTTATAGAGTTCTTTATACATCATGAATGAAAACTGTTTCCTTCTGTACATTTCCAGCCGTTTTGCAGCAAAAGGATATGTTACGTTGAAGGTATCACCTATTAACTTTATAGCCTCTGACTGCATGCGTGGCAATGAAATTTTTTCAAGCATGAATGTTGGCACACAGAAATGATACATAAAGCTATTAGCCTGGTATTCTTGCAACTGTCGGAACATGCGATTCATATTGAATTGGTTTCCACAGTGTTTAATCACGTGGCCGAGTTCATGAACAAAATCCTCCCATTGCTGCTGACGAGATGTCCTTGAATCCAACACCATGCTATAGAGACCATTTATGCAAAACATGCTGCTGGCGGTCTCCTCGTAATGAATCCATATTTCGAAAGCAGCTGCAATGCGCTCCATATCTATCTCTTCAGGAGTAAGCATATTTAATTTGAGATAGATCTTTTTCACTTCTTCTTCTAAGTGTGATAACTGAATAGCCATAATTAACACCGCCAAGATGAGAATGTATGTTCTGTTTTTGGTGTGAAAGAAAAGCCCAAGATAAAAGGGCTATTATAAATTAAGTAATTGTTTCTTCTTGATTTCATATTCTTCTTGAGTTATAGCATCCATGTCCAATAACTCTTTATATTTTTTCAACTCATCGGCTGCTGAAATACTTGGTGCCGGTGCAGATGCCGTGGTTGCTGCTGATTGCGCAGGTGCGGACTGATGTTCCTCGATATACTTTTGAATTTCTAAAACCATTGGTAGCTCATCTTTTATAAATACGAAAGAATTATCATCCTGAATAGCATCCCATAATCCACTTGTTTCATTTGCAGCTGGGGTCAAAAATTGAAAATAACCAGATGTGACTAAACCAGGCTTTTTAATTTGAACGCCTGTTAATTCACTAATTCTGTATGATTTCTCACCACTGTAACCACGTGTAATAGTGTTAACTGCACCTTTTCTTGCAACTCTTACAAAGTTGCCATCCAAAGTAACTGTCGTTTTGGCAGATTTAAAGTAGTATTCCTTAATATTCTTCTTGAGTTCTTCTAGTTGATGTTGGTGTTTCTCTTCATTGCCAGCTATTTTTGATTCCACAAACTTATGGAGTCCTTCGATGTCGCCTTCTGATATTGAATTGATGTTTAGACTGCCATCAACTGTTTGTAAATCGATTTTATAACCAATCATAGGTTTTCGGCTGATTGAAATATTTATAATTTCATCATATGACCATTGCGTTACAACAGGTTGCTTTTTCTTCAAAACAATGAAATATACGAGATTTTCAGTTGCAATAAAAAGCCCCCAAGATGAGTCACCTTTCATGCACCCGCAAACGAGTTCATGAATAGTCTCGTTCTTTTCATCAAGAATAGTTTTTGCTGCTTCATATGTTTTCACAAAGTTTTTAGAGGCCTTCATCGTTTTTTTAAACTGACAATTATAAACCTCACCATTTTCAAATAAAAATGCCAACTGTAATTTCCCCTTTTTATAAAAAAATGTCATTGAAAAATTAAAAGAAGATACCCGTTTTTTTGGTACACCAATGGGATACGGTTGGGAAACCAGTGGCACACCATTGGGAGACGGGCATTTCTTCAATCCCTTGATCCATAAGGGTTTGAACACTTGTAATTTTTTACATTGGTACACGAATGGGATTACATTAGTTACCATTAGACTTTTTTGGGAAACTTCTATTAATAACTAAATAACTAAAGAATAACTAAATCAATATAGATTAGTCATTGCAATACTTTTGCTTAAAGGAGTGTCAATCATTCTCTCTATTCGGAGATTTACGACCTTTTTCTTTTTCTTTTAAGTACTTAATAAAGTCAATAGCTTGTCTTCGTGCTTCTTCTGAAAAATCAGATGCATCTTTAAAGGCGATTTGTAAATCGGGATCTTCGAATAAGTCACTATTAAAATTGTTAGGTTTTTTGCCTGTAAGGATATAATCAGTAGTTACGCCATATAAATTGGCTATTTTCACAAGCATTTCACCATCAGGCTTCCGCAAACCATATTCCCAGTTTGCATAAGTTGACATGGTTTTAAGACCTAATTTCTTTGCAACTAGAGATTTGCTCCAACCCTTTTTCTCTCTTAATTCGGTTAAGACTTTCCCTGTTATATTATCCATATTTATACACCTTTTTTCATTTGCTGTGTAAATTTTAACACGTTTTACACACGGTAAATAAATAGTTACACAAAAAGAATAAAAATATATTGACTTACCCTTGGTGTGTATATTATGATGAGATCAACAAATGTTACACATAGAGGGTAAGGTGGTGGAACAATAATGCTTAGAAAACTCCGAGATACAAGACTCGCTCAAGGAAAAACTCAGACATACATGGCGAAACAACTTGGCTATAGGTACGCTAGTGGCTATGCCAACATAGAAATGGGCCGCACAAAACCAAGCCTTGAGAAAGCTCAACAAATTTCTGAGCTCCTTGATGGTGATGTAAACGAACTTTTTTTTGATGAAAAGTTACACAAAAAGAGTAAAACGACAGCATAGGAGGTTAAAGATATGTTCACTATGCAGTACGATGAACAATTCATAGATCAGATTGCTGCAAAGATTGCAGACAGAGCAACTGAAATGCTTGTTGAACGTCTTGGCTCACTGAATGAACTCCCTCATGTTCTTACAAGGGAAGAAGCTATGAAAGTTCTTCGGTGCGGTCAAACTAAAATGTCAGAATTGATGGCTCGGCCTGATTTTCCGGTTAACGATGAGTTCGGAAAGAAAATACCAACACAATTACTTTTCAAATGGATCGAGCGGAACACCCGTTGGATTGAAGAAAATACAAAGTATTTTCACAAGGAGGCAACAGCGTGAATCAACTCGTTTTTATTGAAGGCAATCAAGTTGTAACAGATAGTCTTACTGTCGCAGAAGTCTTCGGAAAACGTCATGACACGGTTTTGCGTGACATCAGAAACCTTGATTCTAGTAAAGAATTTAATCTCCACAATTTTGCGGAGGTTGAGTACCAAGACAATAAAAACCGCACTTATAAAAAATATCTAATCAAACGTGATGGACTCACATTTTTAGTTTTTGGTTATACAGGCGCAAAGGCAGCGATATTCAAAGAAAAATACATTGCGGAGTTTAACCGCATGGAAGCAGAGTTGCAAAAAATGACTCAGCCGTCCTACATGATCGAAGATCCAGTCAGCCGGGCAAAGCGATGGATCAGCGAGCAGGAAGAACGGCAGCAACTTGAACAAACATTGAAGATTCAAGAACCATTAGTCAACTTTGCACAGAGTTGTATGGCATCAGAAAGATCAATGCTTGTTCGTGAACTGGCAAAGCTTGCTTGTAAAAACGGCATTGTTATCGGTGAGAAACGGCTCTTTCAGAAGCTGCGCGAATGGAAGATGATCATGGCCAACAGAAATGAGCCATACCAGGAATATATCGAGCGCGGTTACTTTGAAATCGCACAGGGGGTGCGAGATGTAAACGGCACACCGAAGTCCTGGCTGACAATGCGCATCACTCCGAAGGGACAAGCCTTCATCATCAATAAGCTGAAACAGCAAGCGAGCTAGTTCCTTCATTAATTAAATTTTACCAAATAATTCCCCGTGAAACAGGAGGCGAACATATGTCGAACAACCCGTATAAACTCGATAATTTACCAAAAATTATGAGGGAGGTTAGAAAGGCAATTGGTTTTACTCAATTCCAATTAGGACAGTTACTTGGCGGCAAGGATCAGCGGTATGTATCTGAGGTCGAAAATGGTCTAAGCACACTAACCCCTGAACTCTGCATCAAGTGGTTTGAGGTATGCGGAGCTTATGAACACATTGACCTTGTGCATTACTTGTTCCGGCTCCATCCGAGGGCGACTGCGCCAGTCGATCCGGCGTTGAATGTAAGTCCTAGCAAAGCGCTCATCAATTTTATGAAGCAAACAAAAGAATCACTTGAGGCTGCTGAAAATATCGCCCTGTGGTTGGCGAACGAGCGGCCGGGCAGGGTTGAGGCTCTTCCCATGAGTGATCTTAAAGAGATTCTTGATCTCGGACCAGCTATTGATACTCTCTTTTATGCCCTATCTAGAAGTCATGGCCTAAAGATGCAGGAGCTGGCGGAAAAGTGGACACGTAAAGCGTTAATGGATCAAGTTGCAATGTCAAAACAAGAGGAAAGGCAGGCTATGCTCGTATGAAACTCAATCAATTTTTGAAATCCGATGTAGAAGTGGCAAAACGAAAATCAGATTCAGTTGAAAGTATGGCTGATCTATTACTGGCCTCTTTAAAAGATGGTGATTACGAAGAAGCTTTAGATATTCTTGGCAGTATTAAAGCGAATATTGAGGATTTAAAACGCATTTCGAATAAAGGGTTGTTATATGATACGGCATTGAAAATGCAAAAGCGAGGCATTGATTTGTCATTGGTACGTAGGAGCTTAGGTTGATGGTTCACTTTGTCCACAAACCAGCAACAGCGTTGGAGGTTAGAGCATGGTGCGAAAGAATCCGAAATCATAGCGAACTGCACTTGATTTGGGACGAACGCACAGCAAATTACAGAAAGGAGAATATGAATGACGATCGAAAACCCAATGATTTTGAACAACTGGCACGACAGGCTGACTGAGCCGGAAACGCAAAATGATTTTTTCGGGGATGAAGTTACCCCAGTCGATGATTATGTAATCGATTGCGGCGCGGTGATCTTGAGAGAGAACCTTGAACGCTATCTCAGGGAGCAACTAGGTTTCCAATTTGTAAACGGGCAATAAAAAAGTCCACTTGGCACAGTGGACTCGGTAAGGCGTTTTGACTTGAATATTTACTTAATTATACCAAAACGCCTCATAAAAATCAATGGAGGTTGTTGGATGTGACTGAATCTCAATTAAAGCAAGAAAACGAGTATTTAAAACAGCAATTAGATCATATGAAAGAGGTCTATAAAGAAAACATGTCTCTTCATATGGCAGTAAAACAGGGTGAGCAGTTGAGAGCTAACTTGAACGCTTATCTGCGAGAAGATGATCGAGTTTATAGCCCCCGTTTCATAACACCCAGACAAAAGGGCTATATAGCAATGCTTTTCAAAAAACATGGTTTAGCTCCACTCAGTAAAGCGAAACGAAAAGTAGTTATGCGATTAAATGGTGGCGGTTTGCTATCAGAGCATGAAGCACATCAAGTTATACAGATGTACGAGAAGAAAGCAGGTGCTAAATAATGGTTAAAGCAGTAAAAGTAGCATTCAGCGAGCGTCCGGAGGATCAGCAACGTTTGAGACAGGTCGGCGGTTCAATTGTATTCGCCAAAAACGGTAAAGCGCAGTTTAGTTTCCCTTCTATGGATCACTATCGGGAATGGCAGCGGCTTGGAACGGAAGCTTACAAAAGAAAGGTGGCAGAAGCACAATGAATGGATTATCACAGGCAGATTACTCAGATTACATGCCGGCCTCTCAGCAGGCATCCAGCGTGACTACAGAAGCAATGGTAAGCCGGCAGGCGCAAGAAGTACAGGCGGCTATGGTTATTGCAAAGAAATTCCCGCGTGACGTTTATGCGGCGTTCGAACGCATCAGAAAAGCTTGTGAAAGACGATTGTTAGCTGAAAATGCTGTCTATGAATACCCACGCGGCGGAAGTAAAGTGTCAGGACCTTCAATTAGGTTGGCCGAAGCACTGGCACAGAATTGGGGCAACATTGATTACGGAATCATGGAGCTTGAGCAGAAAGCCGGAGAATCCTCTGTCATGGCCTACGCTTGGGACCTTGAAACAAACACAAGACAAACCAAAATTTTCACTGTGAAACACGAAAGAAAGGCAAAGGGAAAGATCACAAAACTAGATGATCCACGCGATATTTACGAAATGGTTGCCAACCAAGGAGCTCGACGTGTCCGGGCTTGTATTCTCGGTGTCATCCCCGGTGACATTGTCGATGCTGCGGTTGATATGTGTCAAAAAACTTTGATTAGTGGATATAAAGAGCCTTTGGAAGATCGTCTCAGAAGCGCGCTGTCTCTCTTTAAAAAAGAGTTTGGTGTTACTAAGGAAATGATTCAGGAGTACATCGGTAGCAATTTAGATGCATTCACAGAGCAAGACTTTCTCAAAATAGGCCGCATTTATACAGCGCTTCGTGACGGTATGGCAAAGAAGGAAGATTACTTCAATACCAAGGCTACAGGTGCAACAAAATCAAAGGCTGAGGAAGAGTTCAAAAAGCAAAAAGAGCAAGCCGACAAGCCTGCTGAAAGCAAAGAAAAGGCGGGTGATCCTGCTAATGCGGATACCGGCGCTAAACAAGGAGAACTATTATTCTAACGAGATTGATAGATACTACATGTCGAACTCTCAATATAAAAGCTTTCTTCAATGTGAGGCAGCAACGATGGCAAAGATTAACGGAGAATGGACGCCCCCAACATCGGAGGCCCTTCTCTTCGGTCAATACGTTCATGCCTGGCTTGAAGGTGAACAGGCTTTTGATGAATTTAAGAAGAACACACCTTCACTATTTACTCAGAAAGGCCAACTGTACAAGCAGTATCAGTTAGCTGATTTGATGATTGAGGCAATTCAACATGATGATCTCTGTATGTTTGTTCTTCAAGGAGAAAAGGAAGTCATCGTAACTGCTGAATTGTTCGGTGTTCCGTGGAAAGGAAAGCTGGACGTATACAACCCAGCTGGCGGCCGTTTCTCCGATCTAAAAACAGCAAGGTCATTACGTGAAAGGGTTTGGGACCCGGAAATAGGATATTGCTCTTTTGTTGAGGCATACGGATACATCGCTCAGATGGCGCTTTACGCAGAAATTGAAAAACGGATGACTGGGCGTAACGAATGGCTTGAGCCTCTGATCGTTGGAGTGTCTAAAGAAGACCCACCGGACAAAGCGGTTATCAATATAGACGAGGGCCGAATGGAAGTGGAGCTCGAAGAAATTGAAAAGAGAATGGAGCGCATTATTCAGGTTAAATACGGCGGAGAGAAACCCTTAAGGTGTGAAAAATGCAAGTATTGCCGTGCCACTAATCAACTGAACAGCATCATACATTTTTCGGAGTTGGTTAGCTGATGGAAAGGGAAGTGATCAAGGTTCCTATCCCCCATTGTTATGTCTGGCTTGTGAAGACTGTCCGACGAGATATGCGAAAAGACTTGTACACCAGGTATGTCACTGACTTTCTCAAGACAAACGAGCCGTCTCTCAGATTGGTAGAAATAGATTTTAAGGCACTGACAGCCCTGTGTGAAAGAAAGTAGGTGAGCGGCATGGATATGGAAGGTTGGGGTTATGTTATTGTCCCTTCTCGCCAATTTACAAACAGGCGCGAAAAGATGATTTATATGTGCTTACTCGAAGAGGCTGCTTTCGCACCATTTGGATCTCTAAAGATTGGAGAAGCGATGATCAACGTTGCTGAATTGGCGAGAGAAGCTTCCATTGACGTAAAGAAGGTGCGTTATTCGCTCAGTAAGTTAGAAGAATCAGGCTTTATCAAAATGAGGCGCTTGAAGCAGAACAAAGGGATCATTGTCACCATTGTTGATTATGTAAAACTTCAAAACACCAAGAATTACGGGAAGAAAGCGGAGCCGGTACAGGAAGAAACGCCAGCACAAGAAGAACAGCAGGAGGATGAGAAGAAAGTGAAAAATAACGTATTTGCATTTTTCGAAGACGAGGGGTTCGGCCTTCTATCATCGTTCATGGCTGAGAAGCTTAATAGCTTGATAGACGATTATGGCGAAGATAAGGTGCTGGAGGCAATGAAAGAGGCAGTAACGCGGAACGCTCGCAATCTGGCCTATGTACAGCGCATTCTCCAGTCAAATAAGAACAAAAGTAAGGAGTGGCAACATGGAAAAACACAAAACGCAAAGTACGGACGCGGCAATGGCAGCAATACTGAAAAAGCTCCAGGAAAGGTCAGCCCAATTTTCGGCGGGGTCGGCCGGGTCAGAAGAAAAGGCTGAATATGAATGCCCGAAATGCAAAGATCAACTTGGCTACATCGAGAACAAGGAAGGATATGAGGTTTGGGTCCGGTGCAAATGCATAGAGCGCCGGCGCATCCGGAAATTGATGAATTCTAGTGACATAACTGCTGAATTTGAGAAGTTGAAGTTCAAGAATTTTATAACCGAAGGAAAGCCAGCTGTCGTGAAAGACACTTACGATACTGCGGTGGAATACTACAAGGATTTTGACAGCATCAGGGGCACCCGAAGCAACAGCATTGCTTTACTGGGGCAGCCAGGCTCAGGGAAAACGCACCTATTAACAGCTATTTCAAACAAGCTGATCAAATCAAAGAACATCGCAGTTCAGTATTTTCCTTACGTGGAAGGCTTCAACGATCTGAAAGATGACTTTGACAAGCTGGAAGAGAAACTCAACCGCATGAAAGAGGTTGAAGTGCTGTTCATAGATGATCTGTTCAAGCCTGTTTACACAAACACCAAAGAAGGACGGATTAAGAAACCACGGGCAACCGATTGGCAGGTGGAGCAGACATACTCTGTCATCAATTATCGATATCTGAATCATAAACCGGTTCTTATCTCAAGTGAATTAGACATCGAAGAGCTGGTTGATATTGACGAAGCGCTTGGCACCCGGATTTATGAAATGTGCGCGGACTATTGCGTAATCATCAAGGGCGACAGAATGCAATTAAATCATAGATTGGCAGGGTTGCGGAATGGATGAGAAAACGAACGTTATAGGATCCAAAGGAATGTATTTGTTCGGGCCTGCTGAACAAAAGGGCGGCAAGGACCTCACACCGGCTATCAGGGTACTTGAGGAAAAGATCAGACAAATGGAGCTGATGCGGAGTGCTTAAAGCGGTGATCCTGCTGCCGGCCATTATACTAACGGCGCCGTACAAGGAGAAGCAGATTCAGCATTGGGAACAAATTGACGGTAGGTAACGACGGCACGGGGAAACGGGCCGATAAGGAAATAGTCAGAGATATGGAGGCGGCAGAATGAGGGAAATTAAATTTCAGGCATGGGATTTAGATGCTGAACAAATGTATAACTGGGAGAGTATTAAACAGCTTTTTCATGAGCATTTAGCTCATCCAAGGGTAAAGGTTAGACAATACACCGGATTGAAGGACAGGAACGGCCGGGAGATTTATGAAGGGGATATTGTAGTTGATGGAAGCGAGAACTCTGCAGAAGTAGTTTTTGATGATGGCTGTTTCTGTGTAATTGGATATTTGGGAGATTTACGGACCCACCCACTTCGTGATTCCCTATTTTGTGGAGAAAGATTTGAAGTCATCGGCAATATTTACGAGAATCCTGAGCTTTTGGAGGCATCACATGCCAGCAAATAAGTACGGCGCCAGAAAAACACAGGTGGACGGCATCACGTTCGACAGCCGGGCCGAAGCCAAATACTATGAGCAGCTGAAGCGGCTCAAGGTGAGCAAGCAGATTAAAGATTTTAAGCTGCAGCCAAGGTTCCTGCTGCAAGAGGCATTCAAAAAGAACGGAAAAACTTTTCGGAAGATTGAATATATTGCAGATTTTGAGGTTCATAACTTGGACGGCAGCATCGAGATCATTGACATCAAGGGCGTGGAAACAAAGGAATTTGCCATCAAACGTAAGTTGTATGAGCGGCTTTACGATACGCCACTCAAGGTGCTGGCTCTGGATAAGTCACTCGGCTTCATCGAGCTGGACGAGCTTAAAAAACTCAAAAGAAAGGCGGGAAAGTCCACTGTTAAACGTGGTAATCGCAGACGATCGGCCGTTGTGGGTGCAGGAAGAAGATAAGCTCATGGCCTGTATGACACGTTGCTCTCAGTTTAAGGCATGCGCCAGCCGAATGGGTTCTGATTGCAAGAAGCTCGGCGGCACGGAAATACCCAAAATCAATTCAGGAGGTAGATACCATGGAACAGGAAATCATCAATCCTTACCTGCCAGGACCGGTTGAAGAATGGAAGATGACGCCGGAACAGCTGGAGGAATACGTGAAAAAGCATCCGATCGTTTACCGGGAGGAACTGAAACCATCGCCAGCATTCACGATGGCCGGATGGAAACCGGATCACTATTAAACACAAAAAAAGCACCGAAGCGGCTGTTGTCTTAAAACTTCTTGAGTAAAGGGAGTGTCAATATGAAAAACGATTACAGAATAGACGGGGAAATCGCTGTGATTTTTATCAAGCGCCGGAACGGTGATGTTTTTGAAACTATGGTGAGTACAGAAAGCTTGCCAAAACTCTTAAAAAATAATTGCACATGGTGTATTGTGCCCACCCGTTATCCTGATGTCTATTATGTACAAAATTCAAAGCGGCAATATTTACACCGTTTCATTACAGATGCACCTGTCGGCATGGTTGTGGATCACATAAATCATGACACCTTGAACAACACTTTGGAAAATTTGAGGGTAGTTTCAAATAGCGAAAACATCGCCAATAGCTATAAACGAGATAAAAAAGGAAGGCTCATAAAGCGTAGGAAGAATCATGATTTAGAACGGGGATGTATTTATTTTCATAAAAACAAACGTCGCTGGATCGCAAGAATCACAGAAAACGGGAGAAGGAAACAGATAGGACATTTCCAGACAGAGGACAAAGCGATTGATGCCTTGAGAAGTTACTTGAACCAACAATCAGCATCCTAAAAAAAAAGAACCGAGGTTACCCCCGGCTCTAATTAAACTCGACACTTAATTATAGCACACAGGGGGCGCTAAGAATGTACAACCCAAGAGAAATTAATTTAAGCAAAGATACAACAATCGAACAGGCAATCGAGCCGGGCAAAATACAAATCATCGTTTTAGACGGGAGCCAGGGCACCGCACATGTCTTGGAAGCCCCGGAGCATGGCAAAACAATCATTCAAACGGCAAAGGGCAGCTTTGCTCGAGTCGATCACGAAATAGGTTTCAAAATCAAATAGCAGGGGCTTTCCCCTGTGGGGGAGGAACGGCATGGATAAATTACAGGAAGTTAAAAAATTTGATATTACCATCTTCACGAGTTGGTTAAAGAAATACGCCGAATGCGGGGAAGGTTTAGAAAAAGCTTGGCACTTTCTGATTGAACAAGCTGAACTGGCTAAAAAGAGTCAGGAAATCATCGAGGAAAACAAGCGTCAACAGGAAGTAACGGTTCATCAATTCAGGCAAGCTCAGGAAGAGATTCAGCGGCTTAAACAGGAAAATACGCGATATGAATATCTTCTAGGTGAGTCGGAGTTGAGCGATAAAATTCAAAGCATTTGTGATCATTGTAAACTCACTAGCGGCGGTAGGGAGATAACCATAAAAGATGAAGAATTCGGGTTTCTAATTGAGGAAGCCAATAAATCACATCAGCTGCAGGAGGAGAACGGAAGGTTTAAAAAGGCCCTGCAAATATATGCAGCTGAGAATAATTACAGAAGAACGCTCCGCATGTCCAAATGGGCCACAGTTGATATGGAAAACCGTTACGGCGACTATAACCCTTCTTTCATGGAAGTAGATAGAGGGCAAACTGCAAGAAAAGCATTGGAAGGTGCTGCGGAATGATCCCTTTACAAGTTGAGCTTCAGCGGGCAGTCAAAGCCACGAAAGACGAAGCGATGACCATTTACGAGGCGGCCGAACACTTAAAGGTTAATGTCGAGGAAGTGCCTATGATCGTTGCTCAGGCTGATGATCTGAAAATGATCGGTGATGAAACTATCATTGCAAAGCGTGATAAGACAAACGGTTGGCTGATTGGGGCGATGGTTTTGGTTTTATTCTTTGCAATCGCAGTCGGCTGGGAATAGGGGATGACAGCATGATCGAATACAGCTGCCCTGAATGTGGTCACAACGAATTAGATATAAAAATCCGCCCAGATGCACGCTGCCCGAAATGCGGCTGCAGCATGGGCGTTGAGGAGGAAATAGCGTGAAAATAGGGAGCATGTCATCATCCGAAAGTAAACCATGTGCATTATGCAATAGAAAAACTAGCAGTTATAAAATCTATGAACAATCCAACATAGTTTTAAACATTCCTCTGTGTGACACAGCTGAAAGAAAGTGTTTTAGCAAAGTAGATGTGAAAAACATTGCTTCATTCGCTTTAAAAGTGATCAAAAAAGATATTCAGGAGGATGCACAATGAATCTAGAAAAAATGTTCGAAATGCAAAAGGCGCTTGATGAACGGATCATTAAAGAGAAGGGGCTGGAAGGTCAGGACTTGTTGCCAAACCTTATTCTCGCTTTACAGGTGGAGCTGGCCGAGTGTGCGAATGAATGGCGCGGCTTTAAGCATTGGAGTAATGACCGTGAGCCTAGAATTTGTGTAATAGATAAAAAGGGACAGACTGCAAAAGAATATTATAAAAACCCACTGCTTGAGGAATACGTGGACTGCCTGCATTTTATCTTGAGTATCGGAAATCGGCTTGGTTGGAATGACACTGACACCATAGATGATGTAGTTGTACAGCATTTAATATCTGACAAAGGGTTTGACACAGCAAAAACATTCTCCTGCTTGTTATCCATTGCTTATGGATTCCATTTTAGCAATGTTGAAAAGCGAACATATATCAGCTTGTTTACAACGTTCTTTGAATTAGGCAACAAGCTCGGCTTTAAATGGGAACAGATCGAAGCTGCTTACATGGACAAAAACGCCGTCAATCATCAGCGGCAGCAGGAGGGGTATTGATGAACCACACCGACAACCCGATCATTTCAGCCGTTATCTGCAAACTAAACGCACAACAGGAAAAGGGGCTTGCCAAGTACGGCCAGCCCGTCCAAGTTAGTGCCTATGACCTGCGCGGCTGGTTGCAGCATGCACTTGAAGAAACACTTGATCATGCAGTCTATCTGGAAGCGGCTATCCAAACAATTGAAGGGGGAAGAACAATGAATTTCTATGAAATCAATGAACCATATTACGCGCTTCTCAAAGCGAAAGACGAGGCGGATGCTGAAAGGATTTACAACGAGCAAATTGCTGACACGGACGATTACGAAAATTTTCAAGACGATGAAATCCGAGAAGTAGAACGAGACTATGCTCTCATTATGTTTTCGCGAACAAAGGATGAAGATGGGAAGCTTGTTTCTTACACTCGTATTTCAGAGGATTTCAACAATCCGGACATTGAAGTCCTTATCATGGACGGTTCGCTCCTATGAACACAGCATACAGAGTTTGGGACGGCGAGCAGATGCATTATTGGGATGATCCGGGTTTGAGTTTAGAGATTAAAGGAGACATATGGATTTTATGGCGTGAAGAAGGAAGAGGATGCAGGGTTAGTATTGCAGAAAGTCACGAAGAAGGAACGGCGCTCATGTGGGGAATAGGGTTGAAGGATAAGAACGAAAAAATGATCTATGAAAAGGATATCGATATGTTAGATGGGGAACCGATGATCGTTGTTTACGAAAATGGTCATTACGGACTTAAATTCCTTGATGATAGTGCCTACTTCGATTATTCAATAGATTGGGGAGAATGCGAGATCGGTGGCAACGTTTATGAACATCGTGTGTTATTGGAGGGCGCGGAGTGAAATTCACACTAAGAATATTGGCTGTTATCTTGTTTCTGTTAATCTCTGATTCTATAGGTATAATTCTGGCGTATTTGTTTGGCAACGAGAGTTTGAGGTTAAATTGTGTATCAGTCTCTTCGGTTATTAGTGGGTATTTGGTGCGCGGGTGGTTGCCGCAAAAAGATAAGGAGGGTGCGGAGTGAAACTTTACACTGATAAACCAGGAGAATATTTGAATTTTAAGAAGCGGACATTTTATGCGTGGAGCAAACCAAGTAAAGGTGACACAGAAATAACTGTCATCCCCGAAACTCATATAGTTAGGGAAGTTTATGAACCTGACAGGGACGGAATGGGCTACCTATTACGTCCGGGTAATTACGATTTTAAAAATTGGGAGGGCGCGGAGTGATGAAATGTCCTGATTGTGAGGGTACAGGGTACGATACTTGGTTTGATGGAAATGTGAAAATGCAAGATCATGATGTCCCATGCTCTAATTGCAGCGGACGTGGTGAAATTAAGGAGGGCGCAGAATGCCAAAAGTGAATGGAACATTAATCAAATACTATTGCGACGACTGCGAAGAATGGATGTTTTTAGAAATTCCTGCCTGTACGTCCGAAATTTATTGCCCTTTTTGCGGAGATCAAACTCTTGCGATTGATTCTGACGATTTAAGTTTACTGGAAGAAATAATGAAGGAGGGTGCGGAGTAATGGGGAGTAACCTATGATACTCAGAATACTGTTTCTGCTGATGGGATGCGGATTCTGGATATATTTCCAACACGATTACAGGCCGGACATGAAAGCGAACATTGCTTTGATCGGGGCAATCATTTCATTCACGGCTGCGGCTTATTTTAAAGATATTGATAAGTATATAGAGAAGAGGGAAGACAAATGATAATAGCCTTAAAAATAGTTCTCTTGCTAGTTATGGTTATCTCTCTTATGGGAGTTATAGGCGAGGATAAGGATTCACAGCTGCGGAATCACTTAACTGCAATATGTATCACATCTATTATCGGCACCATTGCTACATACGTGCTGCTCTAACTGAATAAGTCCAAGACGGAAGAGGTGAGGAAATGAAGAAGTACGAGGAAAAAGAAGTCACAAAAACGCAAAAAGTCTTGAAAAAAGTGACATGCGATACTTGTGGGCGGACTATCGTTACAAATGATCGATCAAAACATTACTATGAAGTCACAACATACCATAGCAGGTGGGGAAACGACAGTATAGACAGTTATAGATATTTGGATTTTTGCAGTTATGAATGTCTTCTCGAAAACATGAATGACTATTTCAAAAATGGCGCTGATACAGATTGTTACGAAATTCAATTTTTACAAGGAGATTAGTAGCCAGACATAACAAAAGAAGATGAAAACAAAATAAACGTCCAAGACGGAAAGCCTGCGGACACTGAACTTACAGCATTAGCGCTGTTTGTTTGGTGTCCGTTTTTTATATCGCAACTATCTGGATGTCTATCGCGATTACTACCGGTGAAAGGAGTGATGATACATGAAACAGTCCAAAAAGAAGCCATCACAGAAGCAACAGGAGCGCTCAGATCGTTTCTGGCAATCAATGATGAACACAAACATGCAAACACTCAGACGCGGCAAAGGCGGCGCTTATAAACGCAGAAAGTAAAAGGGGAGTTTCAGGATGAAATACGGATTCGCTTATAAAAACGGAAAGCTTGTAAATATCTTTTGCGGAAAAGAAGAGCTCTATAACGAGTTGAAAGCCTTCTTGGTCAAAACCTACAGTATCAGCGTGAAAGAGGTATCAAGACCTCGATATATCGCAGAGCAAAAAGCAAACAACTGGAATGACACTTACTCTATTTAACTATCAGGAGGGAAAGCACTATGACAGATCAAATGATTGCATGGGAGATTGAGGAATGGATTCGTGATTATAAATTCATGCTACGGGAAATCAAAAGGCTCAATCGTGTTTTAAACAAAGTAGATTTTATTGGCGGAAAGCTCACTGCAACATACGGGGATGAAGCGGGCATGCCAAGGGGATCAGCTGGCGTCAGTCAGGCAGAATTGCGACAGATGGACCGAAGAGAAAGGCGGCTCCATAAATATGAATCTATTGTGCATTACCTGGACAACGCCATGGAACACATTGAAGAAGAAAAGCATCGTATCGTTTATGATTGCATGATGGAAGGCATGAGCTACACTGCTATTGCAAACCACCTTGATTGCTCCCGAGATACCATCAGAAAGATCAAAACAGCCATAATCGGCAACATCGTCAATAAAGTCAAAGAAGCCAACTTTCTGCAATATTTGAACTCGTTTAAATCGGCGGTGTAAAATGGGAGGCAGGATCGGCGCGGCGGATTATTCCTGCGTCACCACCAATTTCATATAGTGATCTTTAACCTCAGCAGCATTATTTGGTTGCTGAGTTTTTATTTTGCGGAAAAAGGAGTGAGCGAAATGGATTCAAAGGGTTGTAAACTTACAGTCACAATAGATGGAAAGAATTTGGATGACTACACTGTTAAAATAGAGACGAACGGTCTGCAAAAAGAATTTAACGAATTGCGGAAAGAATACGCCGACCTTAAGGCGGAATATGACCAAAGAGTGAAAGAGCTGGCTGAAATCAGCGGATATATTTCAAAACTTGCATATAATTATGACTTCAAAACAATCCCGAATGGTGCACCACTGCATTATTTTCATGAATTTAGAATGATCGCTAACATTGTGGGCGCAGGAATTCCGAAAGCTCCATACACTTGTGTGAATTTTCCACAGGCTATAATTGAGGAGGCATAATGACACTAGGAGACTTACTCAAAAGGATATCGCCAGAAGCTTTTAAAGCTGTTCCCGAGAAGGATCGGAACAAGATGATTCTGTTAACTTTTGATGGCGGATGGAGCAACATTGACGGAAGGGTAAGGGTTGACGAGTGCACAATTGCCATTACCCCTGAGACTGAAACTTTATTTGATTGAAATCACTAGGCGGCACTGCTAATGAGCGGGGTCGCTTTTTATATTCTTTGTAAACTGAGTCCAGTGAATCTCAGATAAGACTATTGGCGGCTGACGGCCTCTGAGTTTGGGCTCAGTTTAGAGTGAATATCTCCAAAACAAACACGAATTAGAAGGGGGCGGCGGTGAATGTAGATGGCTGAAAAGCACATTCAGGCGTATAAGGATTACGTCAAAGGCATGAAATACAAGGACCTTGCCGAAAAATACGGAGTGTCAGTGAACACCATTAAATCGTGGAAACAGCGGCATGGTTGGGAAAGGAAAAAGGGTGCACCCTCTGAAAAAAGTGTGCACACAAAAAAAGGCGGACAGCCCGGCAACAAAAACGCAATAGGAAACAAAGGTGGCGCGGCTCCGGCGGGTAATCAAAACGCTGTGACTCACGGCTTTTTCTCTAAATTCCTGCCAGAAGAAACGCTTGAAATCATGGAAGAGATTCAGGAGCGTTCGCCTGCTGATATGATATGGGATCAAATTCAGATTCAATATGCAGCCATTATCCGGGCGCAGCGCATTATGCACGTGCAGGATAAGGACGACATGACTAAGGTTTTGAAAAAAGAGAAGCCAGGTATGTTTGGTGATGAAAAAGAATGGGAGTTCCAATTCGCTTGGGATCGTCATGCAACCTTCCTAAATGCTCAATCTCGGGCAATGGGGGAACTCAGGAGCTTGATAAAGCAATTTGACCAGTTGGCTCACGAAACAGACGAGCGACGCCTTAAATTGGAGCAAATGCGCTTGAATATCGACAAGACCAAGGCAGAAGTAGAACGCCTGACAAATAAAGATGATGATTCGTCATTCGAAATTATCATCAAGGATAAGGGGGGACGCTGATGGAAAAAGAGGTGAATCCCCGTTTTAGAAACTTTCTTTTTGATTGGTCACAAAAGTTTTATTTCCTTGTTGGTGGTTATGGATCATCCAAAAGCTATCATGTTGCTTTGAAGATTGTTCTGAAATTGCTGCAGGAAAAGCGAACAGCCTTGGTGGTCCGGGAGGTTTACGACACTCATAGAGATTCGACTTTTTCCCTACTCGAAGAGATCATTACCGACATAGGGTTGGATCATAAAATCCGATGCATCACCTCACCGATGCAGATACGCTTTCCAAACGGCAGCAAGATTATCTTTAAAGGGATGGACAAGCCGGCGAAGCTGAAATCGATCAATAATATTTCGATTGTATGGATTGAAGAGTGTTCAGAAGTGAAATATGACGGTTTTAAAGAGCTGTTGGGGCGTTTACGGCACCCGACTTTGCAACTCCATATGATTCTATCTACAAACCCTGTCAGCAAAGGGAATTGGTCGTATAAACACTTTTTTAAAGATGACGCGAATCAGTTTTTTGTCTTGGATGACGAAGAACTTTACAAAGAGAAAACGATCATAAGAAACAAAACCTATTATCATCACTCGACTGCTGATGATAATTTATTTTTGCCTGAAAGCTATATCGAGCAGCTAGAAGACTTAAAGACACATGACCCAGACCTTTACCGAATTGCCCGGAAAGGTCGTTTTGGCGTTAACGGAAAACTTGTTTTGCCGCAGTTTGAAGAGCGGCCACATGAAGAAGTTATGAATGCGATAAGAGCAATTGACAGGCCAGTTCTGAAGAATGGTATGGACTTCGGTTTTGTTGATTCTTATAACGCTTTGGTTCGTATGGCTATCGACCATAAGGAAAAGATCCTGTACATCTACTGGCAGTACTACAAAAACGATACGACCGATGACAAAACAGCTGAGGATTTAAAAGAACTTAAACGTGTTTTGATCAAGGCCGACAGTGCCGAGCCTAAAACAATTCGATTCTTTAGGCAGCAGGGCTTCCTCATGAAACCTGCAAAGAAGTTTCAAGGCTCGCGCCTGCAATACACCAAGAAAGTAAAACGATTCAAAAAAATTATCTGCTCCGATCAATGTCCTGATGTCGTTAGGGAACTGAAGGACCTCACGTTCAAAGTGGACAAAGACGGAAACATCATCGAAGACGAATTCAACATTGATCCGCATACATTCTCGGCCATTTGGTATGGCTTAGACGATTATGAGGTATCTAGCCTTAAAGGGCATGGGGTAACAAGGAGGTTTAGAGATTGATAAAGTTCTTAGACCAGATCAGAGCTTCAGGCATTACACCTGAATTGATTGCAGACATCATCGAAGCGCATAAAAGCGATCATGATAGAATGAAAAACTTATATGACCGGTATAAGGCAGAGGTTCAGGGCGTACCAATCCTAACCAGAGAAGCGATTGAATATGAGGATTTCGAGACCGGCCATGTTAAGCGGATAGATCATAAGGTCAATAACAAACTCAATAACTCGTTTGATTCAGACATAGTTGATACAAAAGTGGGCTATCTCTTCGGGCATCCGATTACTTATGAGTTTGATGATAAGCGAGAGACTGGCACTACTTCATCCGGAAAGCAGATGATTGATGACTTCAACACTCTGAATAATATTGCTGACGAAGATAGCGAATGGGGAAAGATGGCGACAATTTGCGGCTACGGAGCGCGGCTTGCATATATCGACCGGAACGGTAATGAAAGAGTCAAAAACATTGAACCATGGGAAGCGGTTTTCCTCAGCGATGGGAATATTCATGAACCGGAATATGCTTTGCGTTATTACGAGACATATAACGGGCAGCAAAAAGCAGAATTTTATGATAGCAAAACGATTTATTATTTCAGTACGAAGGATAGTTCAGCTTTTATCTTGGACGACAAAAAGCCCCATATGTTTGATGGCTGTCCTTTATTCGGGCTGGCAAACAATAAAGAGCTCAAAGGCGATGCCGAAAAGGTATTGTCTCTTATTGATGCCTATGATCGGACACTGTCAGATGCTTCAAACGAAATTGAGCAGTACAGACTGGCGTACTTGATCCTAAAGGGACTGGGCGCCGATGAGGACACACTCCAACAACTTAAAAAGACTGGGATTCTTGAACTCTACGATGAAAAAGACGATGTCAGCTATCTGACAAAGGATATAAACGACGCAATTATTGAAAATCATTTGAACCGTCTGGAAGATAACATTCTTCGTTTTGCAAAGTCGGTCAATTTCTCTGATGAATCATTTGGCGGCAATGTCACTGGCGTTGCAATGAAATTTAAATTGATGGCGCTTGAGAATAAATGCATCACGATGGAACGGAAAATGACTGCTGCCCTCCGTTATCAATACAAGTTGATCTTTTCAGCTTGGGCAACGAAAAATAAAGCTAAAGCAGAAGATTATTTGAAAGTATGGTTCGGATTCAAGCGTAACCTTCCAGCCAACGTTCTTGAAGAGGCACAGACAACATCGCAGCTTAAAGGATTAATCAGCGAAGAAACACGCCTTTCTCTCTTGTCCTTTGTCGATGATGTTCAGTATGAGCTTCATAAGATGAAAGAGGAGGAAGAGGAGTACAGGAACAGCATGCCACCGTTGACTGATATCGAAACAGATACGGGCGGTGATGAAGATGAACCAGAATGATATTGATAAGTACCTGGATGACTTGATCACAGAGGACGCGAAAAAGATTGATGTCGTTTTTGCTCAACGGCTGAAAGAGATCAATCAACAAATCGCGGCCCTTTATGCGAAATACAGCAGAGATGGTCAGCTATCCATGGCTGATATGAATAAATACAACCGGTTCAAAAAAGAAATGGAGCGCATGACTGAGGAATCCAGTAAGGCATTCAAAACAATCCTCACAATCGTTGAGGCTTTGGCTGCTAAACAATTCCTTGAGAGTTACATGCGCTCTGCTTATTTGTACGAGATGGAAGCTGCAGTTGATTTAGGCTTCAGCATCCCTACAGTCGAAGTAATCCAGCAGGCCATATTAAACCCGATTGCTGAACTGACTCTCTCAGCCTTATATAAGCGTCACAGGGATGACTACGTGCGACAAATACAGATTTCAATTGCTCAAGGGATTCAAGCTGGTGAAGATTACTCCAAGATTGCCCGGCGTATTGAGCAAACGACCGAATTTGCCCGCAGAAAGGCTCGTGACGTGGCGAGAACAGAGACTCATAGGGTACAAGTCTCGGCGAGGATGAAAAGCGCTGAGCAGGCTTCTAAAAAGAGCAAACTCGAAAAGATGTGGAATGCAACTCTTGATCTTAAGACTCGTTCTGGTCACAGGAAGCTCGATGGCAAGACTATTGAGCGAAATGGACTATTCAAATCTATATACGGCGGCGTCGGACCGGCTCCGGGGCACATGAATAATGCCAAGGATGATATTAACTGCCGTTGTACGATAGCTTTCAAAGTAAACGGCGTGCTGCCGGATACAAGAAGGGCTCGTAAGCGTGGCAATGGCGCTGGCGAGACCATCCCATACCAAACATATGAAGAGTGGTACAAATCCATTGAGGAAAAGGGGAAATGATGATGGCTAAACTAGAAATCAAGCTAAATGAAGAGGGTAGAAAAAAGCTTGAATCACCTTACATGCATCCATTAAGGTTTAGTGATTATGACATATTGATTGATGGCCAAGAACCTAGCTTAATAACTGATTTATCGCTGCATATGTCAACGGAAACATTTAATGAATGCACTATTAGATTTACGACAGAACATATCGACATAGATGCTGAAACTCTTGCATCGTTGCAAATGATCCATAAAGAAAATAGTCAAAGTGAAGAAAAATAAACGAGGTGTAAACAGTGACGTTCTTTGAAGTTGAGTACACAAGTGACGATTATTATGACTGTTACCCTCATCAGGTAGGGATTTACCCTACGTTCGAAAAAGCTATGGAGAAAGCAACTGAGCTGTCAAATGGAGAGTATCCACCTGCTGAAATAGATATATGGCAGTGGGAGTTAAAGCAAAATGAATACGTGAAAATCAAGAATTGGAATAAACACGAATTTGATTCTGATTTCAAAGAAGTTAAAGAGTAAATAAATTATCCCCGTCCTGAGCATGACGTAAAAAGGCTTATTTTTCATGCACTCATAACAGGCGCGCACTGTAGAGGGCGAAGGAGGAAGAACTGTAATGCCAACATTAGACGAAGTGAAAAAATTTCTCGAAGAAAATAAAGAGAACGAAGAAGTAAAAGCATTTGTAGGAGAACTTTCGGCCGTATCAGCAGATAAGGTGGAAGGGTTCCTTGAAACAGACGAAGGGAAACGTCTCATCCAGCCGAGGCTGGATTCCCATTTTACGAAAAGCCTTGATACATGGAAGGCAAACAACCTCGATGCTCTGATTGATGCAAAAGTAAAAGAGCTTTATCCGGAAGAAACAGAGGAACAAAAGCGTATCAGGAAGCTGGAAAAAGAGCTTGAAGATCAAAAGACAGCAGCACAACGTGAAAAGCTTTTAAATAAAGCTGTCTCTTATGCTTCTGAAAAGCAACTGCCGGCAGATGTAGTGGAATTCTTTATCGGTGAGGATGAAGAAGCAACGATGAAGAACCTCGGAGCATTCGAAGAGAAATACAATGCTGCACTTCAAAAGGCGATTGAATCCAAGTTCCAAGAGAATGGCCGTGATGTTCAGTCCGGCAGCAATGAACCGACAAATCAAAGTTTAGATATTAGCTCGCTTGCAGCTGAAGCAAGTATTAGAAAATAAGGAGGGCTATCTTTATGCCAACATTTGATCCAAACAATGCATTGATGCAAGACGCAGTAAACGGAAAGGTCCCAACTGAACAAGGTACTCTTGTTTTAAAAGAGTTTATGACTCAATCTGCTGTTACAAAACTCGCAAAATATGAAGAAATGACTAAACCGGAGAAAGAATTCACATACTTGGCTTCTGGACCAGGGGCTTACTGGGTTGGAGAAGGCGAGAGAATCAAAACTTCTAAGGCCCAATGGTTAACAGCAAAAATGATTTCAAAGAAATTGGGTGTCATCATCCCTGTTTCTAAAGAATTCTTGCGTTATACCATCGCTGATTTCTTCACACAAATGCGCCCGGCTATTGCTGAAGCCTTTGCGATTAAATTCGATCAGGCTGCGTTATTCGGTGTCGATTCACCATTTGGTCAAGGTGTTTCTGTATTTGAAAAAATTAAGGAATCCGGTAACACTGTTGCTTTAAACTCACTTGGCAACCTATATGACGAGCTTAATGGAGTAATGGCGCTAGTCGAGGATGCTGATAAGGATGTGAACGGCTTTACAACAACACGCCGATTCCGTCAAAAACTTCGCGGTACTAAGGACGGTAACGGGCTTCCGATCTTCAACGATGCAACTGGCAGCGCAACTCAACAGGCTCTTGGTCTTCCGATCGGCTATGTGGATTCTAAGTCATGGAATTACGAAAAAGCAGCATTACTTGCGGCTGACTGGAATTACACACGTTACGGCATTCCTCAAGGCATGGAATATAAAATCTCTGAGGATGCAACATTGACAACAATTGTTGATGCAGACGGAAACCCAATCAACTTGTATGAACGTGACATGGTTGCTCTTCGTGTGACTCAGCAAGTTGGTTTCATGACATTGACTGATGATGCGTTTGCAGCTATTACTCCAGCAACGGGGGCGTAAGCTTATGGGATACACATCTAAAAACTATAAGACTAATAACGGCGACAAATTGGTGATCGGCGGCGAATTAGAGATCAAATCAGGCGCAAAAGTGACCGGCTTGCCCGGTTCAACGCCTGCTGATAAAAGCATCACTTCTCAAATGATTGGGGACGGAGAAGTGAAAAACATCAATATTGGTGATGGTTCTGTTCAAAGTCGAAATATCGGGTCCAGCAGTGTGCAAAACGCAAATATCGCTGCAAAGGCTGTTACGTTAGCTAAGCTTGGTGATGATGTAACAGCAAAACTCACTGATATTGAAAACCGTCTGAAAGCACTGGAAGGAGGAAGCGCGTGATATGAAAGCATCTAACGGTTCCAAGACAATTGAATGTACTGAAAAGGCTTTTGAGGTGGTTTACTCACATATTGGGTTTAAGAGAGTGGATGAGAGCAAGAAGCCAGCTGTCGATCTTTTTGATATGACTGAGGCTCAACTTCAGAAAGTAAACAAAGATGAGATTATTGCTTTCTTGAAAGAGAATGAATATGACTTTGATCCAAAAGCGCCTAAAGACGAACTGATCAAAATTGTCTTAGGTGAAGAGTAGGTGATTCAGTGGACATCAGACAGGTAAAGCGAATGACAGGGATTAAGACAGATAGACATGACGAATATCTGTCTGAAATAGTCCCTAATTTGATCGAGTATGCGAGTGACTTTTGTAATAACAGTTTCGATCCGGAGGCTTTGCCAGCTGGCGTGAAGCTTTTTGTTGCGAAGGCTGCAGAATATAACATGACTCCTTCTGGACTCTCGGGAAGAAGCATGGGGGATGTGTCGTATTCGTACAATACAGAATTTCCTCGGTACATCACAAAACACCTTACGCCATATCGAAGGCTGAGAGTTAAATGATCTATGAAGAATTCCCCCACGAAATCACGTTTCAGCGGATGGGCAAGGTGCCAGACGGCGGCGGTGGTTATGAAGAAGGTTACGTTGACTACATCACAACAGAAGCTTTAGTCAGTGGCGTCAGTTCCCGGGAATATTATCAGGCTCAGCAACTGCAAAACCCGGTTGAATGCAATGTTTATTTCCCTTATCGGACTGATATCGAGAAAACAATGAGAATCATTTACGAGAACAAGATCCTCATTCTCAAATCAGAGCCAATTGATCAAGGCGGCATGCATGAAGTCTTGAATCTTAAATGCCAGGTATCGGGGGTGCTTGAGTCTGATGGCGAGAGTTAGCGGCAGGTGGGTCAGGCAAATGCGTAGAGCCACTGAAGAGTTCAGAAACAATGTGATTGAAGAAGCAAAACGGATTGTAACTGACACGGCCGAGCTGATTTATAGTAACGCCGTTTTAAATGCTCCAACTTCCATGATAGACGGCGGGAACTTGAAAAACTCAATAGAAGTAGACTATCGTGACGGCGGCTTAACGGCCGTCATTTCTGTTGGTGCGGATTATGCAATTTATGTCGAATACGGTACCGGAATTTATGCGGAGGACGGGGGCGGCCGGCAGACTCCTTGGGTCTATTATGACAACAAGCTTAACCGATGGGTTATGACACGAGGCATGCGGGCCCAGCCGTTCTGGAATCCGTCTATTGAGGAAGGTATGCGGTACTTCGCCAGTCAAATGTGATAGAAAGGGGCTGTCATTATGCGGTCAGCCATGTGGCCGTTGCAAATGGCTATATTTCAAAGGCTATCAACTGATAAAGAGCTGAATGCACGCGTCACTGGTGTGCTTGATGCAGTCTCGAAAGATCAGAAAAAGCCATATGTGACAACAGGCGATGATGACGTTTCGCCATTTGAAACAAAAACGTCTAAAGGCGAAATCATCAATGTTGTTCTCCATTGTTGGAGCGATTACAACGGCAAAAAAGAAGCGATGCAGATCCTTGATTTGATGCTGCAGGCCATAACCAGAGAGCCCCTAGAAATAGAGGGCTTTTCTTTATGCCGTTCTGAGATGCGTGGCATGCAAGTGATCACTGATATTGACGGATACACCAGACACGGCATTCTCAGGATGCGGTACACAATAAACAATTGAGAGGATGAAGGAAATGCCACAATTATTGAATGGTAAAGATGAGATTTATTTCGTTCAGCCGATGGATGCACAAGGCACAGAAGGGCTGTTCATTGCCTTCCAAACAGAAGGTTCACATACGAAAGAACAGGACACGTTGGATGAATCCACAAAGTCAGGCCGTATTGTCGGTTACGGAACAAAAAACGAATCTTTTGAGCTGACTTATTATGCTGCTGTTTCAGACCCGGGACAGGAAGCAATAGAGACTGCTTACGACAATGAACAAGCTATCAAGGTATGGAAGGTCAATAAAAATAAAAATGCAAACGGTAAGCATAATGCAGTTTACGGACATGCCATTATTGAGAGTTTAGAGGTTAGTCAGCCGCAAGATGGATTCGTTGAAACATCGGTGACATTGCCGGTACTGGGCAAAACTTTTAAGGGCGAGTTACCTCCTCTGCCGGACGACGTGTTGGCAGCAATTGAATCTTCCGCCGGCGCGACTAAATTTGAGGACTTCGGCGGGACAACTACACCCTAAGGCGCCCCAAAATCTATCGTTCACGGCTACTACTGACAGCGTGACCGTGAAGTGGGAACCGGTAGATGGGGCAACGTCATACAAAGTGTACCGAGGAGCCAACAAGCAGCTTGATGCTACTGTCACAGGCACATCCCACACACTGACAGGCATTGCAGCAGATACCCAGCTGACGGTCAATGTCTCTGCGGTTAACGATGCTGGGGAATCACCGATGACCGAGATTATTACGAGAACTCAAGCAACTGCGCCCTGATACACCCCGTAACATAACTATGACAAGCGTCACTTCAAATCAAGTGGGATTTAAATGGGACGCGGTGAAAGGGGCGACCTCGTACAACATTTACAGATATTATGCAAAGATAGCAACTGTCAAAACAAACTCATATCTCTCCAATCCAATTCTTAAACCCGACAGTTCATACATTTTCAATGTTTCCGCGGTTAATGACGCCGGGGAATCGGCTTGGTCAGAGAAATTCACGATTCGCACAAATAAAGAAGAAGCATAGGAGCCCGGCTGTTGCCAGGGCTCTTTTTAATACGAAAATTTGGAGGTTTTATATATGGCTCACTTAACAATTGACGGAAAAGATTATGCTGCACGTTGTGATTTTGCATTCGATAGAACAGCAAACGAGAAATATGCGAAAGAAGATAAAAACGGTGACAAATCAGGCGGTACATTAACGATTTACAACAGCTTACTGAATGATGATGCTGTTTACCTTTCTGCATTTTGGGATTGCGCACTTGCTCACTTGAAAAAAGGCAAACCATCTGTTGAACAGATTGAAGATGCAATCGCCAAGATCATCGAAGAAGATGAAACTGGCAACGCCGTTGATGAGATGGTAAAAGAAGCTTTTAATACACTGGATTCAGCGGGTTTTTTCAAAGGAAAGATCCGTCAGCAATGGAAGATGATGAGCAAGCTGTCGAAACCGAAGAAGGCCAGCCCGAACGAGACTCCGGAAATGGAAGCGAAGCGTCTGGAGGAAGACGAAATGAACAAGGACATGCTGGAGACGATGGAGGAAGCGTACAAAGAGAAGACGGGATCGACTATCTCCAAGTAATTGAAAATGCGGCTCGTTGGATGGGTGTCTATGACAACGATGTCATTATGTCATGGACTCCAAACGAGTATAAACGAAAGCTAAAAGCAGCCAAACTCCGTGAAATTGACGAGATGGAAAAGTTGGCGAGAAATGCTATGTTTCATCGCTATGCACTAAACGAAAAGAGACCAAAAGAGTCAAAGATGTTTGACGCTAGAAAAGCGCGCAGAGAGCTTGAGCGTTCTCTGACAAGCGAGGAAAACAAATGGCGTGAATCAGACGTAAACAAGCTTGGTCCGAGAGCAAAAGGCGTGCAGATGTTAAACGACGCTGTACGGTCTTATTTTGGAAGACAATCAAAAGAAAAGGGGTGAGGGCATGATCGAGAGGCTTACTGCTGTTGTAGAAGCTCAGACACAGAGATTCAACAGAAGCATGGATCGAGTCAACGACATGATGCGGCGAATGGTTGATACCCATACAGTTGAAGTTGAAGCAGAAACCGCAAGCTTCCAAGCGCGAGTCAGACAAGCAGAACAGCAGATCGACAACTTTATTCATCGGCATCAGAGAACTCGAGTCGATTTAGACGCAGACTCTGACGACGTACAACGGGCAGTATCAGCGGCGCGAACAGAACTTGCATCATTACCCAACCGGGTTACAACCAACATTAACGGGAATTCATCAGATTTAACTCGCGCAGTCGCTACTGCACAAACTGAGACGAGATCCTTACCAAACAGAGTTTGGATCTTCATAGAAGCTCGTACTGATCGATTTGAAAACTCTATGAATCGTCTGGCGAAAATCACTAACTCCGTTTCTACTGTAATAGGCCATTCACTTGCAGGGGCATTTACATCTGCGTTGCCTGCTATTTCTCCGGTTCTTGCCAGCATTACTGGCGCTATAGGCTCACTGGGTCCGATGCTTGGTGTGGCAGCTGGTGGAGTTATGGGGCTTGGGAGCGCTTTTGCAGTAGCAGGAACAGGGGCGGCTTCACTCGGGGCGCTGGCAGTTTCTTCATTAAGCGGTGTATTTAAAGCATCTGAGGACTTGAAAAAGCTTCAAGAAAAGCTCGATGAAACCACCGACGCCAAGGAACGCGCAAAAATCATGGAGAAGATCAAGGTCATCCAGCAATCTCTTGGAAAAGAAGAGAAGAAGGCCCTTGATACTTTAGAAGATTTTAAAGCAAATTGGCAGAGCATTGCTCAATCTGTACAGAAACCGATTTTAAAAACGTTCACGAGCTCACTGACGACGTTTAAGGGTGTTCTGAATAGTTTAAGACCTATGTTCAAAAGCGTGGCAAATGGCGGCGTTACATTAGCAAAAAGCATGAATGCGGCGTTTAAAGACACCGACATGCGGCGCTTTATAGATTACATGAACAAAAATGCTGGTCAGGCTTTCGTCTCGTTTGGAAAAATAGCCGGCAATGTCCTCAGAACAGTTATGAATCTGATTGTTGCTTTTGGACCTCTTGGAAATGACATGTCGGCCAGTCTTGAAAAGGCCACAGCTTCATGGGTGAAGTGGTCAGCCAATTTAGGTTCTTCGAAGAAGTTCCAAACGTTTATAGAATATGTCAAAACGAACGGTCCTAAACTGCTACAGATCATCGGGAACTTATCAGGCGGCCTGACCAAGTTGTTTACCGGTTTTGCCCCGATGTCTCAGGACATGATGACATCCCTTGTCAACATGACTCAAAGGTTTAATGAATGGGCCGGCAGCGTCACGAAAACAAAAGAATTCCAGTCGTTTATTGACTACATCAAAACGAACGGTCCGACTGTTTGGAGTACGATTGGTGAAATCGCCAAAACAATCATCAATTTGCTTGTTGGCATGGCTCCGTTAGGGCAATCCATCTTACAAACGGTAAACGGGTTTTTAAAATTCACAAATGCAGCAATGCAAGCTAACCCTGCTATAGGGCAATTCATTGCGGTGGGCATTTCATTGCTGGGTGCATTAAGAGCGATAGTTCCTGCGATTGCCGCAGTTAGTGCGGTCACAAACGGGTTAAAAGACTTTGTTACTGCGGCTAAGTGGGTAAGAACGTTTGTCACTGGTACCGAAGGATTTACACTCGCTCGAATGGTATCACAGCTAAAAACCGGAATAATTTGGGTCGGTAAGTTTATTGCAAAATATACGGTCATGGCTGCTCAAGCCACAGCAAATGCAGTTAAAATGGCAGCGTCATGGACTGCTATGCAAATAGGCACGTTGGTTTCTCTTCTGAAATCAGGTTTAGTTCAAATGGGTTTGTGGATCAAGAATATGACTGTTATGGCGGCACAGTCAATTGCGCAAGCAACACGAACGGCAACGGCATGGACAATCATGAAAATAAGCTCTTTTGTAACTTCCCTTAGAGCTGGGATAGTGCAGATGGGGCTTTGGATCAAACAGATGGTTGTCATGGCTGCTCAGTCTGTGGCACAAGCGGCACGTATGGCAGCGGCGTGGACGGCAGCGCAAATCAGTTCATTTGCATCTATGTTGGCAGCTGGAATCAAACAGATGATTGCTTTCGGAGCGCGTTTGGTTGTTTTAGCAGCTCTGGCGGCTGCAAACGCGGCGAGAATGGCGGCATCTTGGGTCATTGCTATGGGTCCTATTGCATGGATCACAGCGGCTGTAGTGGGTCTGGTTGTCCTCATCATTGCAAACTGGGATAAGATCAAGGCTTATACAATCAAAGTTTGGGGCGTTGTTTCTAAATGGCTTTCATCTGCATGGACAGGAATTAAGAATGCGGCGTCTAAAGTATGGTCGGCTCTCGTCACACTTATAAAGGCAAACTTCGAGTTACAAAGAAAGATCGTCATGACCGTCTGGAATGCGATTAAGTCTGCCGCATCTAGGATCTGGAATGGCATAAAATCGGCGTTATCTTCCATTTGGAAGGGTATTACAAGCGCTGGGAAAACCATCTGGAACGGTTTGAAAACTTTCTTTACGGCATGGCTGAATTTCCAGAAAAAGATATGGTCTACAATCTGGAATGCTGTGAAATCAACTGTATCCACGGTTTGGAAAGGTATAGTTTCCGCCGGAAAGTCAATCTGGAATGGATTAAAAACTTTCTTCACTAATTTTCTTAATGGATTAAAGAGAATTTTCTCTACCGTTTGGAATGGAATTAAAACAGCGGTAACTGCCATATGGAAAGCGTTGACTTCGACTGCTAAAACGACCTTTAATGCCATGAAAACTGCTATCTCAAACATCATGAATAATGTTAAGAGCAAGATAAAGAGCATTTGGAATGGTGTTATGAGCTTTTTCAAAGGAATCAATCTGAAATCCATCGGTCGCAACATTATCCAAGGTCTGATAAACGGTATCAGCGGGATGGCGGGGGCTTTAGCCAGCAAAATTAAATCGATGGCAAATGCAATCCCTAACGGCATGAAAAAACTTCTTGGAATTCACTCGCCATCAAGGGTTATGCGCGATCAGGTCGGTTATCACGTTGGCACCGGAATGGCAGCCGGGATTGATAAGTCACAGGCCAAAGTAAAAGCGGCTACGGCGAGAGCGGCTAAAGCGGCTCAAAAAGCTGCTGAAGTGAAAGTGACCAACAAAATTAAGAACGCTGAAGTTAAATATGACACCAAGAAAATGGGCGCTGACACTTATATCAAGACGTTGCAGAAAATCCAGAAGCAAAACAAGCTGACAAGCGAACAAAGCCGGAAAATCCAGCGTGAAATCTATCAAGCTGCTAAAAATGCCTCTGACAAACAGAAAAAGCTTTTGAAAGAGCAGCAACGCAAGCAAGCGAAGGCAAAACTTGCGTACACCAAAAAGGTGTCTGATCAGATTAAACGAGCTGAAGCCAAGTACGATACAGGGAAGATCAGTGGTAACACATACGTCAAGACTCTTCAGAAGATAAGTAAGAAGAACAAACTGACTTCTGATCAGCAGATCAAGGTACAGCGTGAGATTTATCAAACTCAAAAAGCAATGGCTGATAAGGCAAGGAAGCAAAAAGAGAATGAAAGAAAAGCGGCAGATAAAATCAACAAAGGTATTCTCTCAGCCAATAACACATATCTGTCCAAATTCAAAAGCATCAATGACAAACTAACCTCAGACATAAAAGCGGCAAATGACGCCTATAAGAAGGAGCTCCAAGACCGAACAAATGCGATTTACAACGCAATCGGTCTATTTGACGATGTTTCAAGCGAGAAGGTTAACGGCTCAAAGCTGACATCAAACCTTAAAAATCAGCTGGCAAAATTAAAGCAATTTGACAGTGATATTGCTAGCATCGCAGGCCGGGCGCCAAAAGCATTCGCTGATGAACTGAAAGAAATGGGAGTCGGTTCAGCAGATCAGATCAATGCAATTGCTCGTATGACTTCGTCTGAATTGGATGAGTACGTCAGACTTTGGACAGAGAAGCATAAACTCGCAAGCACGCAGGCGGCTCAGGAATTAACTGGCCTGAAGAATGAGACTGCCAAGAAAATCAATGAGCTTCGCTCAGCTGCCAATAAAGAACTGAGCCTCCTGAAGAGCGACTACATGAGAAAAATTGGCGAGCTTACTGTCAATGTGAAGCAGCTAGGCTCACTGAAAAACAGCGGGAAAGCAATCGGCTATAACACGATGGCCGGCATTATTTCCGGAATGAGAAATATGAAAGGCGAGCTTGCGAAGGAAGCCAACACTATTGCCTCCACAATCGAAAAGACAATCAAGAAAAAGCTGAAGATCCATTCTCCTTCACGGTTAATGAGGGATCAAGTTGGCGTGATGGTGCCAGCGGGAATCGCTGTTGGTATCCAGAACGGTATTGGAACGGTTCAGCGGGCGATGACTGCTGTCAGCGATGCCATGTATATCGAGCAGAAAGATATGAATCTTGCTTACGATACATCCATATCTAGAAGCGACCTCGGCACTGTCAGTAAAGAACTGAGTGCAGATGTCAAAAACCTTGAGTTACCTGAAAGAACTATCATTGTTGAAATGGACAGCAAGAAAGTCGGACAGGGCGTTGAGAAGCCTGTGACAGACGCACAAAGAAGATCAAATGCAAGGAGGGTGAGATTTAATTGATCAACTATCAGGAGATTTTGCCCAATCAGTGGAAAATCACATTCAATGGGATCGATATTTCACCCTTCTTTTATGTGAAATCAACCACTGGGCGGGGAATATTGAGCCGAGAGGTGAATACAGCCACGATCGGGAACCGTCCAGGCGGTTTCTATCGCGGCACCAGACTACCAATTAGAACGATAACTATAGATGTTCTTTTTGCATTCAGCAGTGAAGAGGAATTGAAGAAGAAGCAAGAAGAACTGACTTATATTCTGCATACAGACGAGCCGAAACCCCTCGTTTTCCATGATGAGCCCGACAGAACCTATTACGCAATATTTGAGAGTGTATCTGAAAGCGAGGAGCAGGGTGGCTTTCAACAGGCTACATTGACCTTTATCTGTCCTGATCCTAAAAAGTATGGAGCGGCTTCGGAATCAGAACTGAATGCTGGGGTGCAGGTTTTTACAAACCCGGGATATGCACAGATTGAACCAAAAATCGAATGTGTTTTTAAAGAGGCAGCCACTTCATATGAGGTGGCTCTTTTAAATGGTGATGGATCTGTTTCTAAGACAATTAAAGTCGTGTATAACTTCATCGCCGGCGACACCCTCATTATTGATTCAGCAAAGAGAAAAGTGACGTGCAGCGGCAAATTAATCATGACTGCTCTGCAAATACAATCTGAGTGGTTCACGCTGCCACCAAAAGTACAAACAAAATTGAAGTTAAGCCACGCAAGCAGCATCAAATTTGATGAGGCTTATTTGTAAGGGGGTCCGTTAATGGCTGACATGTATATTCTTTCACCAGATGATCAAGTGCTGACAGTGCTGTCCAGCGACGGACAAGAAGCGTGCAGATTTTGGGATGCCAAATACAAAGAAGAGCTGAATAAAGGCTCTTCTTTTTCTTTTGTAGCAGATGCTTCCCATCCTGATGCGCGCTATTTGTTTGAGGAGAATCAAGTCATTTTTAGAGATAAAGACGGCATTCTCCGATTGTTTGTAATCAAAGAGCTCGATGATACAGATGAAAACTCAGAGGTCAACACTCTAGTAACATGTGAAGCTGCCATGATGGAGTTGGCAGAAACCTTCGTGAAAGACTTCCGGCCAACTGACAAAACAGCACAATTTGTTTTAGACAACGTGCTTGCCCGTTCTCGGTGGGTTGCTGAGGTAAGTGCTGAACTCGGTACAAACTCCACCACGTTTTATAAGAAAACAGCTTTGGAGTGTATTGCTGAAGTGATAAACATCTGGGGCGGCGAGCTTCAAGATTCTATCGAATTTGATGGAAACAAGATCACAAAGAGAATTATCAAGATACTGCCACGACGAGGAAAAGACAGCGGGAAACGCTTTGAGATAGATAAAGATACAGAGAATATCAAAAGGACAGTCATCAGCTACCCATTGACAGCTCTTTGGGGATATGGTGCCTCTATTGCCTCAACAGACGAAGACGGGGAGGAGACGGGCGGTTATTCGCGGTTTATTGACTTTTCGGAAGTAGAGTGGAAGAAATCAAAAGGTGATCCTGTTGATAAACCACTGGGTCAGGAATGGGTAGGCGATCCGGATCTATTAAAAAGGCTGGGACGCCTTAAAAACGGTGAATTGATCCACAGAGAAGGACAATACAACAATGAAGATATCACTGATCCAGCGGAGCTTTTAAAAGTCACATACAATCATCTCATTACGACAGCATCAAAAACTGAGGTGAATTATGAGCTTTCAGTTCAGTTGCTTCAGAATGTACCAGGTTATGAGCATGAGCACGTTGAGTTGGGCGATACGACAATTGCTATAGACCGAAACTTTGCTATTCCAATAGAAACATCGCAGCGCATCATTTCTATGGAATATGACATAACAGATCCAGACAATACCTGCGTTGTGGAAATAGGGCAGTTTTTATCGGTGCTTCAAGGTGATGATCGGATTGATCAGATAGAGAATATACTCGACAAGAATCGCGGTACTTGGGAGAGGAAGCCAGACGTTGGCGAAGTCACTGACGGCAGTTTCCCGGATAAAAAACCACCGGTTCCGTCAAACGTTGAAGTAAAGTCTTTGTTTCAGAATATCGCTTTAACATGGGACTATGATCCATCTAGCTATATTGCTGCCTATGAAATTTATGCTTCTCAGATCAAGGGGTTCACACCTCTAACAGAAAACAGGATTTTTCGAGGGAAAACAAGCGGATATGAGCATTTTACAGGTGTTAATGAAGTTTGGTATTACCGTCTACGAGCAATCAACACAAGAGGCACAGCAAGCGATTTTACAGATGAGTTCTCGGCCACTACTCAAAGAATACTGACTGATGATATTTTGTTTGGGGCAGTTACAGCGGACCGGTTGGCGGACTTGGCGGTAACAGCTGACAAGCTTTCACGTGATTTTTCAGAGGCTAATATTCTGCCCGGTTCATTGCTGAGAGCAAGCGACATTAACGGTCTTAATAGTGCCAGTATATCTGTTGTGAAAAACGGTGAACACAATGAAGCAACAGCAACAAAAACGAAAACAGATAACGCCTTATTCGGAATAAGTACATCACCAAGAAAAACACTTTCTTTAGTAAAGGGCCAGACTTATACCATCTCATTTGAGCTAAAACGCGGTGATATACCTGGCATAACTTATTTGAATTTAAGATCCACTAATTCAAGCTCTGAAAATAATCCGATTAATACATCAAGCATTTCAGATCTGACTAAAAATCCTGCGGATCAATTTGTTCGTGTTGATTTGTCCTTTGAATCACCATTATCAAGCGACACTATTCATTTGTTGTTAGGTGGTAGCGTCTCAGATGTAACTGCAGCTGGATCTTTTTCTATAAGGAAACTTCAAATCAGAAGGGGTCTTGTGAAAAAAGAATATACCTTCAGCCCTTTCGATGTACTTTTGACTGATGGTTCCGTTACATCTGATTTTATTGCAAATGCTGCTATTGGTTCTGCTCACATCCAAAATGCTGCCATCAATTCAGCGAAAATAGCTGATGCGGCAATTACATCGGCAAAAATCGCTGAGGCTGCCGTAGGTACAGCAGCAATTCAAAATGCAGCGATAACAAAGGCACATTTAAAGACAGCTATTATTGATACCGCACATATTATTGATGGAGCTATCACCAATGCAAAGATTGGGAGTTTGTCAGCCGACAAAATTACGTCAGGCACCATCAAAGCTATTGATATTACAGGGTCTCTGATTAAGGGCGGGCGCTTTGAGCCGTTGAATGAATCATCTGCTTATAAGTCATATATCGAAGGTAATAAAGTTTATCAAAGATTTGACTATAAGACGTCATCTCAACCTTTTGAAAGATACGACGAAATGGAGATAACGACCGGAAAAATTTCAATGATAACAGGAAGCAGAGAAGGCGGAACAGATCAACCGTTGAGATTTTTGGATTTAGAAGATGCGTCTATTAAGATGTCCGGCAACACATCGCAAACAGGGTACGCCTCAATGGATTTACTTTGTAATGATAAAATTCTTGGAGGTTCCGATCCGTTTTCTAGGGTTCAGATGAACATATCAGGGAGTAAGTCTTTGAGTATATGGTCAGGTCTTAACGGCGGGAAAAAATACGCCAATTTTGATGCGCGAAACTCCGATTTTATGCAAATTATCGGCCCGGAAATAGACATGTTCGCCGATGACGCTATGCAACTGAGATCAGGGAAAGGCATGAACTTTTTAGTGAATGGCACAGGTGGAATAGGTTTTACACCGGGCGGAGAAACAGCTGTAACAATGAGGGCGGGTAATAGTCCAGGTTACCCGGATGTGGCGTTGTTAGGAATCCAAGTTGATCAGACTATCGTAGACTCACATGGCGCGCTAAATACAAATGCTATAGTACGGTTGATGGAAAAAGAAATAACGATGCCATCAACAGGGGATGCTCATACAGGAGTTGGAGCTGATGTTTATTTATTAGATATCTCCAGTATTGAGAATGTATTCTTGATACTTCCTACCGTATACGGCTCTTATGCAGATCATGTTCACGCACATGTTACTAGCCAGTCATCTTCTTCAGCATTCCGGGTCTGGTTGAGAGGAACAGGAAGTTCAACAGCCATACTTGGTAAGACGTTTAAAGTCAGGTTTGCTGTTTTCATAGAACCGAAGTAAGAAGGGGAATCTATATGATTGAAACAATTTTTGCTAATCCAGGTTGGTTTTATACAGCGGAAATTAAAGAGACCGAAACAGGTATTGAAATAACGGCTGGAGAACTAAGGGATGCGGAGATTGAAGGGAAAGCATATCCTGTTGGTGCTGCGCATTTTGATTTAACGCCGGACGACACTTTCACGGTCGAATATGTCCTATGGTTAGATTTAAATAGAGAAAAAGAGATTGCTTCCCTTTCTCTAAGTAAGGCTTACCTTGACGGGAAAAGTTATTGTGCTTATGAAGGCAAAAACATCTTGATTTCTTTTCCTGTATCAGTGAGGGTATCGCCAGATGGCACCAGAGAAGGCACAATTTTTATGTGCAGAGAAGATGAGGAGAAGAAAAATGAAACTTGAACCAACAGTTGTAAATCCTAAACCAGATCCAAAGAGTGAACAAACAGAAGTTGAAAAGCTGAAAGAGCAAATTTTGGACCTTCAAAGAGTATGTAATGTCTTAATGGCAAATCAATCGCAATAATCGGAGGGGAGCCCTATGGAAAGTCAAAGCACACTGTATGGGTTTTTTGAGGATTGTTGGAGAAACGGAACTGTCTTAACCATCGAAATGAAACAAGCCGTGGAAAAAGGCAGAATAACTCAATCAGAATACGATCAAATTACTGCGATGGAACGCGGTGACGCGTATCCAGATCAAGTATAAAGGAGCGCTCAAAATGCAAGAAATGACGAAAGAGAAACTTCAGGAACAGCTGCAGATTGAAATCTATAAGTCTGCCTCGCTACAACAAGAATTGGATCAAAAGAATAAGGAGCTTGCCGAATATAAGGCCCTGTATACCTTTACAGCACAGAAACGAGATGAGTTGGTACAGCAGCTAAATGAAGGACAATCAGACCAAGACAATGTAACAGAACCAGAAAGCACACCTATAAACGCATAGGTGTTTTTATTTTGCCTCAAAGGAGGTGAAATCGCATGAAATAGATAAAAGGGGGGCGTACTAATGTCACAATTGACGGAGGTACCGGATGTGAATGCAATACAAAAAGAGATGGCAGAGTTCAAACTAGAGCAAAAATCACTGGAAAGACGGGTAAGTTCTCTTGAACGATCCTCGGATAGGCAAGACCAGCAAATCATGTCACTAAACGAAAAGCTCAACAAAATTGAAGAGAATACAACTTGGATCAAGCGCACAATCACGGGCGCTATTATTACAGCGATTTCCACCGGAATTATAGGAGGAGCAATCGCTATTTTTTATACCGTTTTGCAAAAATAAGGAGGAATACACAATATGAAAAACTTCGACAAAGGCACGGTCGTCCGGACGGTGCTTCTTTTAATTGCACTGATTAACCAAACAATGCTGATGTTCGGTAAATCACCTCTGGATATCACTGATGTACAGGTGAACCAATTGGCGGATGCGCTATACACTGCCGGCTCTCTGATTTTCACGATCGGCACAACACTTGCTGCATGGTTCAAAAACAACTATGTGACAGCAAAAGGACACAAGCAAAAAGCCGTCCTGAAAAATCACGATCTAACCAAATGAGCTGTCAGCTGGCGGCTCTTTCTATTTCAAAAACAGAATAGGAGAGATTTTCATGACAATTGCAGTGAAAAAGAACCTTGTATCAGAATCAAAATACGCTTTAAAATGCCCGAATTACTTGGACGCTGAATACATTACCATTCATAATACTTACAATGATGCGTCAGCTGCTAACGAGGTCAGCTACATGACCGGAAACACCAGTTCAACGAGTTTCCACTTTGCAGTTGATGACAAAGAGGTTATTCAAGGACTGCCGTTAAATCGCAATGCATGGCACACAGGCGACGGTACAAACGGTCCCGGGAACCGTAAGTCTATCGGCGTTGAAATCTGCTACAGCAAGTCGGGAGGCGCTAAATACTACGCTGCTGAAAAGTTGGCTATCAAGTTTGTGGCGCAGCTGCTTAAAGAACGCGGCTGGGGTATTGATCGTGTGCGGAAGCATCAAGACTGGAGCGGAAAGTATTGCCCGCATCGCATCTTATCGGAAGGGCGCTGGAATGAGGTCAAAGCGGCGATTGATGCTGAATTAAAAGCGCTTGGCGGCAAAACATCGAGCAAGAAAACAACTTCGTCCAAGGCAGTGAAAAAACCAAGCTCAAGCAAAAAGAAATCGTCCTTTAATCTGCCTTCTGGCATTTTCAAGGTGAAAAGCCCATTGATGCACAGTGCTGCTGTTGAACAGATTCAAACAGCGTTATCAGCATTGCATTTCTATCCGGATAAAAAAGCCAACAACGTTGGGATCGATAGCTATTATGGACCGAAAACTGCCGATGCCGTCAGACGGTTCCAACTTATGAACGGCCTTTCTCCCGATGGAATTTATGGACCGAAAACGAAAGCTAAACTTGAAGCGCTTCTTAAATAGAATAAAGCCCTCCCAATCGGAAGGGCTTTTTTTAATCTTCTTCTTTCACGCATTCTTCGCAGAATCCAGATCCGTATAAAAACTCTACCTGTTTTCCGCATTTACCGCAAAAACATTCTTTACTCAACATAACTCCCCCTTTCAATTTGATATGAAAATTATAACAATATGGTGAAAAAATACTAGTTTTATTTACAATATCTATTGACGGTTGTAAATAGATATTGTATAATTAGAGTATAGAAAGGAGGTGCTGAAGTGGACGAGGTGAGAAACTGGATTCTTGCTATCGCTGGTATCGTGACCATCATAAAACACATCTACGACATATGGCAGAAGGAAAGCGAAAAGCATAGCAAGAAAAAGAAAAAGCGCTCCCGCCGGACAAGCAAGAAGCGCTGATACTAGTGAGACAAGGGGAGAAATCCCCTTGCTCATACATTATATCACGTCCACGATAGTATGAAAAAATATTTTAAGCAGTACAGCACAGGTGACTTTGCCGTTTTGCTCATATTGGTTGCTGGGATCGTTGCAATTGATCTAACCGATGAGGGTATGTCTGGAAAGATTGCGCATACTGTATTGATGATAGCCGTTGTTATTACCTTGTTAAAAGGATTCATTATGATGTGGAGAGAAAGCCGACATGAAAGAAAACGAAAAAATTAAGTTTATCCAGGAAGAAGTTTTGACTGCAACGGAAGCGGGGGAGCTGCTTGGAATCACCCGGCAGCGTTTAAGTACCCTTGTGACTTCTGGAAAGCTCAAGCCGGTTAAAAAGGTTGGGACAGTCGCATTGTTTTTGCTTGGACATGTACAAGCTCTTAAAAAAGAATTAGAAGCCGGCCGGAAGAAGTACCGGCCGTATGACAAGTGAATGCCTTGACACAATATATAGAAAAAAACGTGGAAAAGGGCTCATTCTTCTATATATTGTGTTTTTTGTGCGTTTTTCACTTGCGGACTTAGCTTGAATCAATATATAGTATGTGGCTGGTGAGTTCGTTGGGCAAATATAGTATTATATAACCTGTACTAAAAAAATCAATGAATTTTTTCAAAATGGGTCACAAATTATTGTATAAATGACGATAAAAGAGTAAAATCAAACTAAAATAACCTGGGGAAGAAAAAATTGATTAAATGCACTTGTGAAATCGAGTCATTTTGCAATGATCTTCATGAGTTGATACTAGAAATTAATCAGTTGCATAATGATTTTTCAACCGAATTCAGCTTAAATAAAGATGTAAAGCATTTTAACTTAAGAAAGAAACAAATAAGACATATTACAGAGGTAACTGAAAAGAAGGGTCTTTTCTCAATCGATAATGATTTTTTTATTTTACTTCAACATTACGCTGAAAAACTAGAAAATGTTGTCATCTATAATGACTTGGAGTATCTATATAGCGACTTTGACTTGCGCCTTAGAGTAAAACAACCAGATTCGATTGTCAATAAGCTAAAGTATTATCGTGTTGGAAAGCTCGAGAGCGGGCAAATACCTTTAAGAAAGTGCTTGAATGATTTGTTGGGAATGAGAATAACAATTGATTCTTTTGACCATAATAATGACTGTTTTCAGAATATCTGTGACTTATTGATGAACCAATACAGAATAAATTGTATGGATTCATCAAAGGGTGATTATAAAGCATTTCATTTTTATTTTTATGGTGAAAGTAATACCTTTTTTCCTTGGGAGCTTCAAATTTGGAGAACTGAAGATAAAGAAGCAAATAATCGATCTCACCAACTTCACAAACAAGAATATACAAATTGGGCATCGATTTATAAAAACTCTACAGAAACATCTGTGGAGAAAAAGAGGTGATAAACATGGCATTTCATTTTATCGCGATTATTAGTGATTTTTCTGGTGGTAGAAGAATTGGCTGGCACTATTCGAGCGAGGAAAGATTGGATAAAAACTACATTTCCGAATTCTTTGAAAGAGTTAAGGAAAAATGTGGTAAGGTTCAATTTGGAATTCACAAATTATCAACTGATTCAACTAGCTGGAATTCTGTCACTGAGAAAGATTCCTTTTTTGAGGATGTTATTGTGACAGAGGATATTACCTCCTTTATAGATGTAATATCAAAAGACAAGGAATTAACCGCATATGATGTGGCAAAATTTGTTTTGTCCTTTCAACCATCCTCACACTTAAAATTGCAAAAATTGTTATATTATATTTATGCTGAGTTTTTATTAAAAACGGGGAAAAAGCTATTCAGAGAACCCATAGTAGCGTTTAAATATGGCCCTGTTATCGAGGATATTTTCTTTAAATATAAGAGACATGGGAAATCTATAATAGATTATCGAGAGGACGCTAACATAAAACTTCTTACTGATGATTTGGTGGTAACGCCGACATTCATGAAGGTTTTGTCTTCTGAGCATGGACTAGAAGCTATAGAATGTATTACAAAAGTGCTTGTTAAATACGGAAAGCATGCACCTTTCCGTTTAGTTGATATGACTCATCAAGAAGGTGGACCTTGGAAAAGAGCATACGAGCCAGGTCAAAATTGTGTAATAACAGATGAACTTATTACTCAGTATCACCAATATGCTACGTAAAAAAACTCTCATTTATTGAGAGTTTTTTGTTATAAAAGCCACACCTTTTTATATTTATCCCACTTCAATTCACCTTTCATCAAAAGGCTTTTCACAGCTGCACGAATATCCTCTTTACTCTTTCCTGTTTTCCTTTTCAAATCGTCCAGAGTTGGATTCTTTCCATACAGATGCATGTTCACTATGATCTGATATACTTTCCGTTCAAAATCAGTCAT